AGCCATCTACTGCCAGCTGGTAAGACTAAGATAGCTCGTCTGCCTATGAAGGACGCTAACGAGTTGTTAATGGCTAACCGCAAGAACGACATTGTTCGTGCTATGTGGGACGCTAAGCCGTGGAAGCCTGACGCTATCACAGACGGTATTGACCTATATGAAAGGCTTACCACTCCCAAGAACAATCAATCAGTTGATTATCCTTTCCGTGGTTTAAATCGTCTTACTCATGGTCTTCGCCGTGGTGAGATTGTAACGTTTTGTGCGGGGTCAGGCGTTGGTAAGTCTCACGTCTGTAAGATTATTGCACACAACCTTCTCAAGACTGACCACAAGGTAGGCTACATAGCCCTTGAGGAATCCCTTGAGCGCACTGCTAACTCCATCATTGGTCTTGAGATGAAAAAGCTCATACACCTAGACCCAGAGTTCCAAGCAACTGATGAATACAACGAAGCTTTCAAAAATACTGTAGGTTCTGGTCGTTGCTTCCTTTATGACCACTGGGGCTCGATGGAGAGCGACAACCTCCTAGGACATATACGCTATATGGCTAAGGTCATGGATGTTGAATACGTTGTGCTCGACCACCTCAGTATCATCGTTTCTGGTTTAGGAGATGGAGATGAACGTAGGTTGATTGACAACACAATGACTAAGCTTCGGTCGCTTGTTGAAGAGACCAACATCGGAATGATTTTAGTCAGCCACCTTAAGCGTCCAGAAGGTAAAGGACACGAGGAAGGCGCAAGCACTAGCCTAGCACAACTCCGTGGCTCTGCCGCTATCGCACAACTCTCTGACATTTGTTGTGGGCTTGAGCGTAACGGGCAGTGTCCAGACAACAAGAACAAGACAATCGTACGTGTTCTTAAGAATAGATTCTCTGGGGAAACAGGTATCGCTTGTTCCCTAAACTACAACCCCACGACTGGCTTGATGTCTGAAGAGCATTATAGCGAGAACCCCTTCTAATATATGAAATATTGCTCAAACTTTCGACACGACCTTGAAGTAGGACAAATAGCTGAGAAAGAGATTGGTGAATTGCTATCTGAAAAGAAAATAGAAATTAAAAAAGATATGCTTGCCAAGAAGACGGGCAATGTTTTTGTTGAGTATATGTCCAGAGGTAAAGTCTCTGGCGTAGACCGTTCCGAAGCGGATTATTACTGCTTCGTTGTGGAAAACCTAATCATCTTCCTTCCGACTGTAGACCTCAAAGAACTTATTGAGCCCCTCAAGGGCACAAAGAGGGACGTCAGAGGAGGAGACAATAACACATCACGGGGCATCTTGCTCCCACTAACCACACTGATACCAACAAATGAATAGCATAGCATTTTTCGATATAGAAACGAATGGCATTGAGGATTGGACAAAGCTGTCCGACCTTGAGACCGTTCATTGTATAGCCATACACGACGAAGCAGGCACGATTGCGTTCTCTGGTGACTCCGTACTGAAAGGGCTTCAACGCCTACAGAAGTATGACGCCATTGTAGGACACAACTCTATCGGCTTTGACTACCCAGCCTTGTACAAGAAGTATGGCTTCCAGCACCCTATGGTTTTGGACACAGCAGTCATGGCTCGTTGTATATTCCCTGACATCCGCGCTACCGATTATCAACGCGAAGAGTTTCCCAAAGAGCTTTGTGGCTCACATAGTCTGAAGGCTTGGGGTAAACGCATAGGTGTATTCAAGGACGACCACGGTGAGACCGAGGACTGGACTACATGTACTCCAGAGATGATTGAGTATTGCAAGCAGGACACCTACGTGACCTACCGCTTGTATGACCACTTTCTAAAAAAGAATCCTGACGTCCGTATGCTTACGCTAGAACACAAGTTCGCTAAGCTTATGCGTAGACAAGAGTGGAATGGTTTTCCGTTCGATATCAAAGCGGCTGAGAAGCTTACCTCTGACCTCATGGTTCGCCGCGCGGAACTAGGTGACGACCTCGCTAAGTCTTTTGGTTCTAGCGTAGAGCTAATGAAAAGCCACTGGTGGATAGCTCCTAACGGAGAACAAGCAAAGACAAAGAAGGAGCTTGTTGAGTCTGGATGGAAGCCTAAAGAAATCATCAAAGGCCCACACCGCACTAAAGAGATTCCCTTTAACCCTAACTCCCGTGACCAGATATGCGAGCGGTTGATGGCTGAAGGATGGAAGCCCGCCGCATTTGATGGCAAGCGCCCTAAGATTGATGAGCCTGTATTGAGAGAGATAGGCACTCCTAACGCCCTCAAGCTGTTAGAGTATCTACTTGTATCTAAACGTCTAGGACAGGTAGCTGAGGGCAACCAAGCGTGGCTTAAGCTATACAACGATGGACGTATACACGGAAGGGTAAACACCAACGGTGCTATCTCTGGTCGCTGTACACACTCACAACCTAACGTGGCTCAAGTGCCAGCAGGACGGGCTCCTTATGGTAAAGAGTGTCGGTCTTGTTTTACTGCTCCAGAAGGTAAGGTACTCGTGGGTGCTGACGCCTCTGGCTTAGAACTACGTTGCCTTGCTCACTACTTACACGGATGGGACAGCGGAGCTTATGCCAAGGAAATACTCACAGGTGACATACACTCAGCTAACCAGAAAGCGGCAGGGCTAGAGACCCGTGACCAAGCTAAGACATTCATCTATGCCTTCCTCTACGGAGCAGGCGATGCCAAGATAGGTTCCATTGTTGGTGGTTCGTCTAAGCAAGGTAAACAACTTAAGAAATCTTTCATGTCCAAAACTCCTGCTATCCGTCACCTCTCTGAGGCAGTGGCTAACAAGGTACAACAGACAAACCAACTTACTGGTCTGGACGGACGTGAACTACCGTGCCGCTCTGCACACTCTGCGCTCAACCTGTTGTTACAATCAGCAGGTGCAGTTGTGATGAAGCAGGCACTCGTTGAGTTCTCTGAGATGGCAACTCAACCCTACGAACTACATGGCAATATCCACGACGAAGTTCAGTTCAGTTGTGACCAAGCTGACGCTGATGCTCTTGGAAGTTGTTTTGTAGATGCACTCGCCAAGGCAGGTAAAACCCTTGGTTTCAAATGTCCATTAGACGGAGAGTATTCCGTTGGGGCTAACTGGTCAGAAACACACTAACATGAAAACATTATTCCTAGATGGCGATATGCTTGCCTACCGAGCCGCCTTCAGTAACGAGGTAGAGACTAAATGGGAGGACGCAGTATGGACGTTACACACGGACGTAAATGCTTCTCTCGCTTATTGTGACGACTTCATTGAGTCTATGTGCAAGAAGTTTAACACTGAGGATTACTTCGTAGTCTTCAGTCCTAAGACTAACTTCCGCTATGAACTCTTTCCTGCCTACAAAGGCAACCGTAAGAGCAAGCGTAAGCCCTTAGCTTTAGCCGAGTTGAATAAACAGATGTGCAAGCGTCACACGTTTATGATGCAGGACAATATGGAAGCTGATGACCTCATCGGCATCATGTGTACGCAATCTCCTAAGACCACCATTGCTCTCAGTGGTGACAAGGACTTCGCTACGTTACCCATCACTTGGTACAACTTCCTACGTGATGAAATCGTTACCCTCACAGAAGAAGAGGCTAACAAGAACCACCTCATCCAAACATTGATGGGTGATGCTACCGATGGCTACCAAGGACTCAAAGGTGTTGGCCCTAAGACTGCTGTAAAGCTCTTAGATAAACACGGATGGGACTGGGAAGGCGTCGTTAAAATATACGAAAGCAAAGACATGACAGAAGAGGACGCACTCCTCACTGCTCGTCTTGCTTACATACTCAGAACAGAAAACTTCAAAGACGGAAAAATTATATTATGGCAACCCCCTACAAAATAGATGTAAGTGACCAGACGGTTTATATCGCTGGCCCAATGACAGGTATCGAAGACTACAACTTCCCTGCCTTCGACGCTACTTCTTTCAAATGGAAAGAGAAGGGCTTCGACGTTATCAACCCTGCCGCATTGAGCAGGACACACGCCGCTGAGTTAGGTATTGAAGTAGGAGAGATGTGCGTACGTGAGTGCGCTATGATTGACCTTGTTTCTATTATCGCAACCGCATCACACATGTATATGATGAAGGGCTGGGAGTATTCCAAAGGAGCTAAGACAGAACACGCTCTAGCGGAGTGGCTCGGTATAACAATCAGCTACGAAGTAGAAGAGAGTGTTAAAGCTCACGCTACCCACAACAAGGAGTGGTGGTTCGCTTTCCAAGCTGAGCAGTTCAAGCGTATCTCTAAGCTCACCAAGAAGAAGAATGATGACTACACAGGCGGTTCTTTCACCTCTAATCCGTTCGCTAACTTTGATGAAGCTGACGACTTTGGGGTAGACCCACTCATCGGACTATCACTTCGGATGGGAGATAAGATGCAGAGGCTCAAGGCTTTCTGTAACGGAGGGCTCTCTT